TCCTTTATGCTCTCTCTTACGAATTATACCATACAGTCGATTGATTTCATCAGGTGTTAATTCTGTAATGTCAGATTTAGACCAACCATAGTGATAAGCAAAGAAATCTATAAGCTGCACAAGATTGCTCTCTACTCTTGTGCATTTGCCCCTAAAAAATAGGCAACGGCTTCATTAAGAACTTTTAATTCATTCATAGAACAGTTATCTAAAATCCAATCAAGATTTATTTCTTGTGGATTATGTTTTAGAATAACACTCATCATTTTTACAATTGTGTCGAATGGTGCATCTTGTGTAAGCTTTTCAACATTACCAACTTCTTGTTCTAAATGATGTATTTGTCTAAGTGTAGCAGGGCTAACTGTTAGCTCTTTGTCTAAAAGTTTGAACTTCATGAGTTTCCTCCTTGTTTAATAACTTGTTTGTGTGTTCTGCATTGTTACTCTCAATGCATAAGAACTTGATGTATCGTACTCAGCTTTACCTTCGTAAGCAGCAGTGATTCTTCCTGGACCACCAATTGGATAAGCATAAGTTTGATAGTTAACACTTGGTAAATCAAATGTCATTTCGTTATTTTTACTACCACCGATATCATCTCCAGTTATTGTGAATAAGAATCTTTGTCTTGTCTGTGCTCTAAACTTAGCTTCTTCTGCTTGTGAAGAGAAGTCTTGGTCACCTGATACTGTGATATTTCTAAAATCACTTCTAAGAAGTTTACCTTCGTTAACTGAACCATTAAGAGTTGGAATACCTTCTATTGGATTTTCAATTGTTATTGTTGCTGATTCAAGTTCGCCGTTGGCTGAACCTGCAATCTGAACAGATGTTTCATTCCATGTAAATGGGTCTGCTTCAATAAATGATGGAGTTTGTTTTGCAACTTTACCATATGCTCTACCGTGTAGAGTAGCTGTTGCTCTAATGATTGCACCCGCAGTTATTTCGATTGCAAGTGTGTGGATAAGTGCATCTGTTACCTGATAAGCAGAACCTACATTTTTGAAAATTTCTACTGTGTAAGGTCTAAGTGTACAGTTAGATGCAAATTCATTTTGTCTTGGTAAAAATTCATGATTAGCTGCTGATGAGGTAAAGGTAGTTGTCGCATCTCCTAAACAACCATTTAAGAAGTGTCCCATGTAAATCGGGTGTGGCTCAAAAACAATGTCCCCTGTCGTGTTGTTTATACCAGCTAAATCATTTGGGGCATCATAAATATTTTTTAAATTTTCTGATTGTAGTTGCTCAATGTTTTCTGTGAGAGATTCTGAAACAAACGGGATAAACACTCTGTTAGTGGTCGCAGTTCCAAATGCTGTTTGTTTGCTTAAACTTATATATCCTCCAATACCATATCCCATTATTTACTCTCCTTTTCTTTCTTTTTAGTAATTTTAGCAGTTTCTTTAGCTTTTGCAATACCTTGTTCAATTAAAGATTCAGCTACATCAGTTTCTACTTCGACTTGTTTGCCTGCAACCGTCATGCCAACACCTGGTATTGATAACCCACCAATGATAAATTCTATTCTTTTACTTCGCATGCTAAATTTAATGATACACCTTTAAAGAACCCAAGTCCAGCAGTATTCTTTTGTGTATCAAATGTTCCTGGTCCAAATTGAAAATATAAAACTTTGTCATCTAAAGTTTTGTTTTCTTTCAAAACTTCTTTAACTTTACCCAACATATCATCTCGCAAAGTTGCTCCGTCAAGATTTTCTAAACTAAACTGATACATCCAAATCTGTATATTCAATCTTGTGAGATAAGGTGCTGTACCTCCAATGGTTTCAGTATCAAGTAATGTTTCATAGTTATCTAAATAAATTGCCACATAAGGACATCTAGCTTCGTTTATTGGGTCTTCTGGTTCTAACTCGACTGTAAACCCAGATGTTCTACTATCTGCATTTAGTAGTGATTTTATTTTTTGTTCTATACCTATGTAATCAATTATTGCCATTAGTACACTATACCAAAATGTCTTGCGATTATTGGTCTCCTATCAACTAAGTTTTTAAATTCTCTTGCTGCATAAAGCTCGATACTTGTAGCAGTTGGTGTAAACGGTCTTGCAACACGACTTCCTTTACCTCTACCTTCATGAAAGAATAAAGGATAGTTAGCCGTTCTTCTTTCTCCTGGATTTTCTTTTGTAGGCTTAGGATATGATATACCTGCCCCTGCTCCCCCAAGAGTAAGGTCAAGACCAGCTCCCCTACCTCTTTGTGTTCTGTCTGTTCTTTGATATATTTTTTTTGGATTCGATTCTATTGTGTCAATCAATGTTCCTGTTACCTGTCCAGGTGGCTCTGGTTCGTATATATTTGGAAACATTTTTTTAAGTTTATCGTAATGGTCAGCACTTGCTTCTTTAACATCTGCAAATTGTTTACCACCTCTACCATACTGCTTCGCATTAATTAAACTTAGATAAGCTTTTTGATGAATAAACTTTTCTATTTTCTTTACAAACTTTTCTGACCTGACTGATTCCATCACTATTGCTACATCGCCTAAAACATTACCAACACCTGTCATATCCATCTCGATTGCTCCAAAGCCTTTGCCTAGACCAATTCGCATTTTCTTAAATCGTCTTTGATATTCTTCTCGTTGAAACGGGCTTTCTTTTATCCCCATTATTCTAAATCAGGCTTATATGAATCTCTGTCGATGTCATCGTATTCATCTTCAAGCCTATCTCCGTCAAGTTGTTGATGTGTAGAATTAAGCATGTTGAATGCTGGGTTGTAATCCATTGTGTTTGAAAACGGTGCATCGTCTGGATTGTATGCAATTAGCTCTAATGAACTTGTGTATAAACCTAAGTCGCCAGAATTAATCATGGTCAATTGATTTTGTACATACTCTCTTCTTGCTGATACCCATGCATTGTCACTACCTGTCTCTTGTGTAAAGAACCTCTCTAAGAGCTTTACAAGCCCATATTCGGTAGATAAGGACTGAATGAGGGGTGGAGTAGCACTGAAGGGCATTGAGTAGTTATTTATCAAATATCCATTTATTTCATTTTCTGCTTGGTCAATGTAAAAAGCTACTGAAGCAGATGTGATTGATGACAGACTTCCTACTCTTGGGTATAGGTCTAATACATTTTGTACAGTAGTGTAAATAGGCATACAATATTGTACAATAATTACAAAGGTTAGCAACTTGGACAAATTTAATCTTACAGATTTATTTTCTAATTTTAAATACCGATTTGTCAGCATCCTATGGTTGGATGCCAAATCACACTCAGAATGGGTCGGCATCGACCTCGCCGCAGATGAATCTGGAGCTTACTGTCTTTCGGTAGGCATGCTCATCAATGAAAATGACGACATAATTACACTCGCCACAGATTTTTGTTTTGAAGATGGGCAAGCTGTATCATATGGGGGAACAATCAATATACCTGTAGGATGCATCGTAGAAGTAAAAGAATACCATTTGGACAAAATTAATTTGGGGGGGCATTAACTGTTAATCTTGTACATCCCCTACAAATAAATTTATTATGGGACATACAAACCTCATAAAAGCCAGTGTTTATAGGGGTTTTAGAAGGTCACTTATTTAAAGAAAAAGTTACATTGTCAAGTAATGTACGATATTATATATATGTAGCCAGAGAAAAGGCGGAAAAGAGTGGGCTGAAAGATGAATCGCCCGAGTGATAGCGGAGTCGCATCGCCACACTGTGACCGAGCCGTAGCCTAAGATTTTGCCTCAGAGATGAGGGGACTTTTCCAATATTTGCCAAGCAGGCAACTATTTTGCTCCGAGAAAAACCAACAGGTATTTTTTCTATACTCACAACAAATGGCTTATTTACTTTTACAGGAGGTGTTTATCATGTATTTATACAGAGAAACAAACACACAAAAGACTAGACGATTTGGGATTGACTTAGAAATCAGACATCAACATCACTCACATGCTGACTTCAAGGAGATTCTAGAAAACAAGTTTCCATACCTTACAGTCAAAGGAGATGCAAGTCTTAGGTCAGATGAATCAGAGTTATGCTTTAATGATTCATTCGAGGCTAAAGACAATACAGGCATCCAAGCTTGGAAAGACATCCTAAGCAAACTAGAAAGCTTAGGTTGCTCAGTATCATCAAGATGTGGTTATCACATACATTGGGATGTTGCTGACTGTACACCTAAGGCAGTATTCAACATACTGGCTTTCTGGTACAATCACAGCAAACTGATTGACTTGGCTCTTCCAAAAATCAGAAGAGGCTCACCAGTCAATATCCGAGCCATTGACCGCAGGGACATGGGCAGACTAAAAAGGGCAGTCACTCACTGCGAAGATGTTCAAGAGTTCCTAGTACAAGCTGACAGGATTCTCGGACATACCAGAGAGATAGCGGTCAACTCAAGATTCGGAACTGTAGAGTTCAGAAAGCAACAAGCCACAATGAGAAAGGACATATTCGATAACTGGATAAAGTTCACACAGAATATAGTCAAGAAGGCAATCAAGAGAAACACTTACACATCACTCAAGACCGAGCATGAACGAAGGATGCAGATTGAGATGATGTCCACTGACTTGGATGTGCCTAACAGCTTGGGCAAAGATTGGAGAAAGGTCTTCCAATACACAGGCGGTAACCGCACACAGTTCAAGTTCTGGACAGAACGAGCGGATGCTGAAAACGATGACACACTCATCACAGACAGAATCGAGATGATAAAAACCCAGGTCTTTCAAAGGATGGGCTGGTAACAGGGAAGGGGGGGCAACCCCCCGCCCTAAACACAAAATAGACTTTTAGGAGGGTTTATTATGAATTGGATTACACAAGAAAAACAAACCTTAGCCAAGGTAATAACAAAATGGGAAATCGATAACTGGATATCCCAATCCCAAGCGGGAAGGTTAAGACATTGGTTAAGAAACAATAACTCATTGACTTTAGATGTTGACTTCTTTAGAGAGTTGAAAGATGCCAGCATTGACTATGTCACCTACAATGGTGAATAGACTTTACAGAGGGAGGAGGCTCGCAGCGAAGCGGGCTTCTTCTCTCTCTTTTTAGTGCTTATATACTTTAAGTACTGCTTCCGTGCATTCTGCACAATTTTTTTTTCTAATTTTAATTTTTTTTTAATTGCCTAAATTTTTTTTTCTTCTTAATTTTAAATTTCAAAGTAAATTTTTAATTTTAATTTCTGTAAAGTAATAAGCTTACAAAGTAGTCGTCGCAAATAGCGAAATGTGTGTTAGCGGCATAGTATGTACTTTAGTTAAAGTAAGTAGAGCATGAAGCACAGGAGGCTCATGGTTAGCGGTGGAGAATAGACTTTAGTTAAAGTATATAGGCTGACCTACAGGGATGGTTGTGGTGATGCTAAATAGACTTTAGATAAAGTAAAGACTTTTAGAGCAAATCATAAACAAAAATGTACTTTAATTTAATTTTTTTTTACTTTACTATAAGTATATATAATTTATTGACAAATTTTATTTCATTTATGTACTTTACGAGCAAGATTGCATGTTATATATGTACTTTTTGTAAATTTACTAATTTAATTTCTCTTTAATTTCAATTACTTACTTTATTTATAATTTATTTGTAATTTATCCTAGCTTCTTCTATCAGGACTATATATATACTTTATCTACCATATATGTATCTTTATACGGACTAAGCTCTACCTGTGCTTCTTCTATATACTTTAGTTACCACATATACGGGGCGAAAATTACCACACTGAACCTTCTTCTTCTTGCTTGATAGCTTATATACTTTAGTTTGATTTGGGCGAAAAAAAAGAGCGGTAACCAGGAGAATCACCGCCCTTGCTGTCGACTAGACGACAGTTAAAAGTCTATTCACTAGCAAAATGGGTTGCTAGTTCTGTTGTGTTTATCTCTCGTAATGCCCCGCTTAGAATGTCGCCTTTTAGTCCGCTTGCTCCTTCTGGGGTATCAATGCCAACCATTCGGGTAAGCACTTCATGAATCCAATCGCTTAATAAATGTTTCCTTTCATCTCGGCTCAAGTTTCCATGTTCTCCGTTGTTGAGTTCTTTCCAATACTCTGCAATCTCATTATGGATAGTTTGGTCGTTGTCTATCCATATATTAGCTAACCAAGTCTCATAGTTAGCCCATCCGTTATAAGTTACATCTGCCATGTTAGTTACCCCCCTCGTTTGCTTTGTCCCATTGTTCATACATGCATCCAATCATCTGCTGTAAGGTTTCAATGGTGTCATGGTCTGCCTTGTCTGTGATAAGCTTATCCCTTCTAGCCACTAAAGACTGTAAAGTCAGTAAAAGCATATCATGTGTGAATGTAAATGTGTGTTTCATGTTGTACCTCTCTATGTTATTCATTATGTTATAAATATATCATGTTAGTATAAATATGTCAATAACTTTATAGACTTTACCTAGAGTGTATGTGTGCCGATATGTCGGCGGTCAGATTCCCATCAAATAAACAGCTAGCCAACATAGCCCAGCCGTTAAAGTCATTGTTGCAATAATTATAATTTTTTCATAAAACAATTTTTTTACCCCATCCTTTTTGCATTCTCAAGAGCTTTTTTTAATTGTGCCATCGGCAATCTATTTGTTTTGTAACCTTGATGTAGCATTGAATAATAATAATCACTAGGCGGATAGTAACCATCTCTATTCATTTTGTAGAGCATTACATTGAGTTCTGTCTCTTGTAAATTTTTTGAGAATGTTACAATTGTTTTTTCTATCCTCTTACCGTATAAACTTGGATAACCTTCAAGCACATCTAAAGCCCTCTCACATTCTTCTGAAATCCACCAGATAGCCCCGTGCAGTCTGAAGCCTGGATTGTGTTCATAATCGGCAACCGATTTGAAAACTAGCTTGGCATTATCAATGTACCCATTACCGCAATAAAAAGCATTGGGACATCTTTCAGCCATGCCGTAGTGATTTGTATTCATACCATATGCAAAATAAAATTTCATGTAAATAATATATCCTTTTAATATAATAATGTCAACTAACTATATTGACTTTGCTTTGATTCGTTTGTCATGTTTCTTAATGTATTCAATGCCTTTCTCTAAAACTGATGTGTCATCTCCTGCCCATCCTATCATTGCATTGTGATGACTACATAACAAGCCCCTTACTTCTCCGCTATAATGTTCGTGGTCAATGTGAAGCCTTTGCCCATGTAATTCTAAATGTCTTTGATTTGTCATCCCACAAATTTCACACTTGCCATTTTCATACATGGCTATAATCTGCTCAACTGTGATTTGGTAAGCCTTGCTTATCTTATTCAAGTAAGCTTTATCTTGCTTAAAATACTTTAACCAATCCATATTCTTGATTGTGTTCAGCCTTGCTTTCTCTTTACGATATCGCTGTTTGTTTTTATCTAAGTAATACTGCCTATTCTTTTGATAATCCTCTTTATCATACTGTTGTATATGTTCCCTGTTGTCTTCTCTCCATGTGGCGACTGTAGCCTTGCCCATCTCTGT